GGGGGGTCTTGTTTAACTTTATAAAAAACTGTTCTGCCACTAATACCACCCTTACCTTTATTATTTTTAATCTTTGTTATAACACCTTTGGTTCCAGAGTGTATACAATCAGGATTGATATTTCTAACCTCGTCACCTTTTTTAAGTTCGTTAGCTTTTATGTTACAACCACTCTTTTGCTCTTCTATTATTTTATTATATAGCTCATCAAACCTCATGTATATATTTATGCAAACCCGTATGGCAAAGTAAAATCTTGAACGTTGGTAAGTTTTAAATCTCTAAATATTTCAGTTAAAAATCTATTACCTTCAAGTCTGTGTTTACCAGGGTAAACAATCACCGGGGTTACATTATGTTCTTTAAAACCGTCCTGTTCAATATAAACCAATTTGTTTTGTGCTATATCTACACTTGTTTCAGCATCAGGTATATGGTAATTACTGTAACTACATACACCGTTAACAAAATTTAACTTTTCCCAATTCCTTGTATCTTGATATATGTACAATATATGGAAATTATTATTTTTATATTGTTCTTTAAAGATTTTTGATAATTTAATTAATTCCTGCAAATCATAATTTACAGGGTACATATCTTTTTGAAGATAACAATCATTTTCATACCAGTAATATGTATATTTACTACGTATAAAAAGTAATTTCCTATTATTATCTTTAAGTAACTTTATTAATCTTTCAGCTCTTCTATTATATGTTTCAATAGTAGCTTCAACGTTAACGGGTCCTTCTGGTTCATTAGGTGTTGAACCAGGGTAATGTATTTCATGCCCCCATTCAACAGGTCCTTGATTTTTTACACCTGTGTAAATATCTTTAAGTTCTTTTTCAAACAAATAACATAATCCATCTATTTGCGTTATTTGCCAGTCAAATGGGAAGGATGATTTACGCATATAATGCATACCTTGCCCCACACAACACCTATGACCTAAACTAACCATATAGTCATAAGTTGTATCTAAAAAACTGTTTTCTTTTAACCAAAACTTAGGCATTAGACTTTAAGAGCTTTATTCCACACAAGCAACTGTAGCCGTGGGCTATAATTATAATTATGCTCTTTACACCATTCTACAACTTGTGCTGAATTTTGAATAAGCTCATCTCGCGAACCACAGCATGGCATTAACCAGATTCTATCACGGTGAATCTTAAATTTATTAACATATTCTTTTTGAACCTCTTCAATATCAGCTTCACTTTGGACTACAAATTTAAAACATGAACGATTTCGTGCGTGCCATTCCAATGTCTCAGGTATATATCTCTTCTCTTTAGGATCACCGTTAGATGCAAGTTTAGGTGAAACTGTAAAACCTGCCATATAGTTATCAACCCACCTGTCGTCCGGTAAAATTGTACCGTTAGTCTCAAAGTCTATATCTAAAAATATTGTACGATCTTGTTTATCTAAAATATAACTTAAAAACTTAAGTAATTGATTCTGCTGTATTAACGGTTCCCCGCCTGTAATTTTTAGAATTGCACCTTCTTTTAATTTATTAATATAACCAGTATTTTCAAAAAATTCGGTATATATGTCCTTAAAATTATATTTATTCTTAACTTTCCATGATGTGTAGCTATCACAACCAAACGGTGAATCTGGTGATTTAAAACCTATGCATGTAAGGTTACACATTGCAAGTCTCATAAAAACTGACGGTTTACCCATCAGACAACCTTCACCTTCTACGGTAAAAAATACCTTATCATCAGATAAAAACAGTGTATCTTTATTTTCGTTATAATCCATAATATCAAACCCTATATTCATATTGTAAATTGTAACATGTTATTAATCAAGTTTTAAATAAATATATACGATGGGTCACAAATCAAGTCGGTCTAAACAAAAGAGTAAAATAATTGAAACAAATTTAGAGTTAAAGTTTGAAATTAATCAGCAATATAAATTAAATGAAGTTCATAAAGAATTTGTAGTAAATTGTTTTAAACCAAACACAAAAATTGTAATGATAGATGGACCAGCTGGGTCAAGTAAAACATATCTTTCTGCATATGTTGCACTATCGTTATTAAAACAAAAACATGTAAAAGAAATTGTTTATATACGAAGTGTGGTTGAAAGTGCATCAAAAAAATTAGGTTATCTACCAGGTGATGAAGATACTAAGTTCAAACCGTGGAGTTTACCTATGGTAGAAAAATGTGATGAACTCATAGGTATGGTCGAAACAAATAATTTACTTGGTGCTGAGTTAATTAAATGTACACCTGTAAACTTTTTACGTGGTACCACATTTAAAGATATTGCAGTTATAGTCGATGAGGCACAAAACCTTGAAACCAGTGAATTAATAACAATTTTGACAAGATTTGGTAGTAATAGTAAATTGTTTTTAATTGGTGATAGTATGCAAAGTGATATTAACGGTCGTTCAGGGTTTAAAAAAGTTTATGAAGCCTTTAACAATAAAGATAGTAGCGAAAATGGTATTTTAAATTTTAAATTTACAAATAACGAAATAACACGAAGTGAACTATTAAAGTATATTATATCAGTTGTTGAAAATATTAAGAAGTAGTGTTTTTCTTTTTAATATCAATTAATTCTTTTAGAGCATTTTCTAACGGAAAAAAGGTTAACCCTGAAGATGTAGTCTGTGTTTGGACCTTACCTTCAGGGTTAGCTATTTTATCTAATTGAGTAAAAACAGAATTAGCTAAATTTTCAATAGATTTATCTTTTTCTATCTTTACACCTTTTATCATTTTACTTTGATTGAGAACCCCACTTGAGACCATCTAAAGCTTTCTTAAAGCTTAAATTATTCTCTTTATCAACTATATTACCAACTGGTGCTGGAATTGGTTGTCTATTTTTCCCTTGACGTTCAGCAGGTGGCGTCGGGGTGGTTTCCACTTTTGATGCGGTTTCTACTTTCGGTGCAATTGGTTCCGGTTTACTAATTTCATTAATTAATGATTGATTAATATTAGTAAATGTTGGGTTACCTACTTTAACTTTAGCAGAATTCTTTTCGTGTTCCCATACTTCAACATTCTTTACCCAGCAACGACCATTAGTGAGAAGACTTACCCAATTCTGCGCGGTGTGTAGACAATATTCTGCAAATTTTTCAATACCAACACCGTCTTCCATTACACGTAAATCAATAACCCCGCGTTCATTAAGGGTTTTGAATAATTCGATTTGAGGATCTTTCGACCAAACTACAGTGGTATGGTCAAACATATGCTCTAAGACACTTTTAAGTTCCTTAGCAGCACCAAAATCTACCACCCAATTATTTGAATCAAGATGGGTACATGCAAAAGTAAATTTTGCAATAAGTCTATAACCATGCAAAAACTTACAGTGAGACTTAGCAAACGGCTGACGGAATGCGCAAGAACCGAGTTCAATAACCTTAGTACTGTAATATGTCATATTCAATTATATTACGATAGTTCCTATTTAAATCAAGAAATCAATATACCTGTTTGTTCTAAAAACTTTTGAGCATAGTAATTAAGCTGTTTAATAGATGAGTTATCTATAACATTTTCTATTTTTTTAACATCGCCGCTATATTTGTACTTATCATTAAACCATTTAATGAATTGCTTATTAGCTTTAAAATTTTTTGATGTTAAAGCAGGGTTGTTTATATATTGTTGAGATTGTATAGTTGAAGGGGAACCTGTATTGTCATCTGTTTTATTAGATTTTGCTGGTAAGTAAGATGGGTTAAATGTTTGAAGATAATCTGTGTATCTATCCATTTTATTTTTCCATTGCGCAAGTTTTTCACCACCTTTTGCAATTGCTTTAAACGGATTAAAGCCTTCATTTGTAATAACTTGTTTAAGTATTTGTATAATATCATCATCAGTCATCCCTGCATGTTTGAGATACTGCTGTATTTCATCAAAACAGTTGCTGGTGTAAATTTGTTGCAAATATTCCTCACCCGGTTTACCTTTTAATTTTTCAGCAATTTTATTTTTAATTGGTTCTAAATTATCAGGTATAGGTAAAACACCAGATAAATCATGCACACCCATTTGAGAGCCTAATGGTATATAAATTACCGCTTTACCGCGAAAATCTTCACTTAAAATATAAGCCTCATATGTTGTTGCTTTATCAAAACCGTGTTTTATAGTCGGGTCCACTTTAAATCTAAATTTACGTAAACCCTTGCGTTCAAAATGCTGTTCAAAAATATTTAAAACACTAGTCATATTGCAATTATTTATACTCTAAAATGTCATAAAACACTTTATAAAATGACTTAGCCTTTATAGGTTTTGTGTTTTCATGCAACCAAAATGGTTCCATATATTCAGCTTCACCAGGTACATCGGTATACCAAGTATCAAAATTTAAAGTTTTGTACTTTAACCCGTAATTAATAACACTTAAATACATCTCCTCGGTTTTAGGGAACATTTCTGTATTGACTAACTTATCCACCAACTCGTTATAATATTTATACATTATATCAAACTTTTCTTTTTTACCACCCCAAATTGTACCTACCACCCACCTGCAATCCCATAAAAGTTCTTTATTAAAATAATTTTGTATTTCGGGTTGTAACATTAAAAACCATGTTGAATTGTAACCATCAAACGGTGCATTTAGTTCCGTAAAGAACCACTCTTCTTTATTAACAAGTTTGTCTAAAGAAATACCTAATTCAGGTGTAAAAACACATTCTTTATTGTGTGGGTATTTTGATAATTTATATCTTTCAATAGCTATACCTTCACCTAACTCAGTACCACCGTATTTTATAGGTACTTTACTTGCTTCAGTAATACCTGCATCAATCCATACAACATTTGTTTTACCCCATTTGTTGTTATATGCTTGTTCTGCAAAATAAAGTTTTGTATGGCATAAAACCTCACATCGATGGTAATATCTATATTCAGGGTTAACATATTTTTCTTTCTTTTCTAATATTGTGTTATAATGTCTATATGTAGATAAATCATGAACCCGTATTTCATATTCAGGTAATACACCGTGATTATATGTTTGTAAAAATTCGCGAATAAAATGCTCTGTTTCCTGATCTGTATAAATTATTATAGGTAAGTTAAAGTTTAAGATATTGATCAATGAAGGAAAATATGTTATTACCGGATACCCCCTACCACCTATAGGTTGTGTATACTTTACATGATAGAGGCATGTTACTAATACCGTATTGTTCATAGAAAATATTTAAAAAATAAACTTGAAAATAAAAGGAAAATAGTTAATATAATCGTATGTCCAATAATAAAGGGTACGACTGGTTAGGCGATGTTAAAGATGAGCTTCAAGGAGAGAAAGATACACAAGCAAAATCTATTCTCGGTAATACATGGGCTGATACTTATGTACCACCAATCAGAACATATGATTCTGACTTGCGTGTTGATGATAATTATATAAATTCGTTACCTGATCTACAAAACGGTCCGAGTAGTTTAATTCAAGGTGCTGCTGTAGAAATTCAGCAAGTTGGTATACATAATTTTAGATTACCGTTACTCTACCATTGTAGAGATGGGGGAAATATAACTCTCGAAACCAGTGTTACCGGTACGGTTAGCCTCGAAGCTCATAAGAAAGGTATTAATATGAGCCGTATAATGCGTAGTTTTTACGATTATAAAGATAAGATCTTTAATATTGATATTATTGAAGAGGTTCTCAATCATTATAAAGGTAAACTTAACGCATTTGATGCACGTATCATGATGAAGATAAGTTATCCTATTATCCAACGTAGTTTACGCAGTGATAATAAAGGTTATCAATATTATGATGTAACTCTTGAAGGTGATCTTGATGCAAATGGTAGTTTTAAGAAATATTTGCATTTTGACTTTGTATATAGTTCAGCATGCCCTTGTTCGTATGAATTAAGTCAACATGCTGAAAAATATCGTAATAGAGCTGTGGTGCCTCATAGTCAGCGTAGTGTGGCACGTATAAGTGTTCAGTTCGATAAGATGGTTTGGATAGAAGATCTTCATGATCACTGCTTAGATGCACTTAGAACTGAAACACAAGTTGTTGTAAAACGTGAAGATGAACAAGCTTTTGCTGAGCTTAATGGATCATACCTTAAATTTGTTGAAGATGCAGTACGACTTTTATATGCTAAACTAAATGATGATTCTCGGATAAATGATTTTAAGATTGTTGCATCTCATCAAGAAAGTCTTCACAGTCATGATGCTATAGCAGTTATTGTAAAAGGTATACCTAACGGGTTTAGACCTGGTGTACCTCGTGAAGTGTATAATAGCTTGATTCATGTACCTCGATAAATACAATTATGGGATACGCATTTGAAAATAAGATATTAAACGTCAGTCAAAGTAAACAAGCTGCTTTGTTGGGTCCAGCAAAGACTGCTGCAGCTAAACCCGATACAGGGGTTACTGTTACTAAACGTTCAGCGTATTTTGTAATTAGAGATTGTGCCAAAATTACCGAAAAATACCTTATTCACTACATATGGGGTGAGTTAAAGAACCCTATTGATAAATTAGAAGGTATTTTTACAAAAGCTGAGATCGAAGATTTCTTATCTAGATCAAAACGTGATATTGAAACACAACAATTGTGTACTCTTATTGTTGAAGATATAAAAAAGAAAAACAAACTTGAATCTACAACTATTGTTAAACAACCAACTAAAGTTGTCAATAATACCTTAGATTTTACAGAATTTGACAATGAAAAAATCTATGGTGATTACGATACAGACACCAGTAAAGATGATGTAATAGATATACCACTCGAGGTTTTACCTGAAAAAGAGAAAACATTGTTCGAACTGTTCCTTGAAGCTTTCAAACCTAAATCATAAATAGATTTATGAGTGATAATACTGATAGCTTTGACATGGAATTACCTGATATTCCTATACCGGGTGAGCAAATTAATGCGGATATTGAAGATACTATACCTGTTGGTTTTAAATTTTGCTTTGTCGGTGCAGGGCAAGGTGGTTCTCGTATTGCAGAAACGTTTTATAAGCTCGGTTATAAACGTGCATGCGTTATAAACACAGCTGAACAGGATTTAGCAACAATCGAAGTTCCTAATAAACTTAAAATTGGTGATTCTTCAGGTGCAGGAAAAAATAGAAACGTTGCAAAACAGGTTATTACCAATAATAAAGAAGACGTATTAGATCTTTTTAGGAAATCGTTTGGTGGTAACTTTGATAGAGTCTTTATAAAA